CTTCAGACCTAATGCCAGTTTGATCTAGTATCATGTTCATCCGTTCTGACGGCGACAAGTTTATCTCAACCTCTTCAAGCGGCCTATCGCCCGACATGTCGTAATCGATCACCTCTTGATCCATCAGGGTGTTTATGCTGGATGTGAGATCCTTCTTGTCAATCGAAGGAACCCTCATTGGGTCGAAGCCAACTTCGCCGCCTCCAGCCATCTCCATGGGTGCAGGAAGAGGCTGATCACCCATCAGGTTCTGAATTCGTTGTTGTAGTTCTGGATTCATGGCGTGCTCACCGTAAGATTGCCCACTGCACTGGTTACTTGAACCCCAGTGGGATACGTTTGATGCTGGTATAAATCTCTTAACTGATTACCGTCAAACGCCTGATGGATTGATGTCGTAGTATTAAATATTATCGCACCTGTTGCGAATTGTAACTTAGAAATTTGGTCAGCGTTATAGTGAGGCGATATCGTAATATCGACCGCACCAAGGTTAATTTCAAGAATCCGAACCAAGCGATTGTAAGTGTCACTTGTAACGGACTCGCCAATCGAAGACGGAAGGCGCGTTTCAAGCAGCCTGCTCATCCACGTCTACCGCTCTGCTGTAGGTCAACTCTGGTCGAACCAAGCCGCCACTTATAGCCTTTCTGATCGTTTGTAGCGTTGTCGTCATCGGATTCAAACCGAAAAACCACTTGCCGCGCTCTTGTGCGCAAACTGGTAAAGGTGCTGGTAGGCGTGACCTTCGTGGTTGAATCGGTGATCAATGACTGACCGGGAAAGTTTCTGCGCTTCACAACGATATTCATGGCAGGGTTATTGCTAACGCCTGTATCGGTCACGAATGCCATGTCTGGGATCATCTTCTTCATGAAAACGTCATATTCACCCGCAGAGATGTCGATATCTGCTGATTCGATATAAACGCCAGACATAGGCTCAAGCCCGTCATCGTAGCCAGTCTCATGGTTGTACAATAGATTCTGACCAGAAGTCTGAGCTGCCGCAATCGGCAAGTCTTCAATACCCGCATCAAGCCAGCCGTATCGAGTCATACTGCCGATAGCCCAAGTCTGCTCAAGGTAGTTATAAGTGACATACCGGCTAATCTCGCCAGTCCCGTCCTCGATTGACGGGTAGAAGAACCAGATCTCGTTATACCGAGAATTGATACTCATAAAGGATTTGAACGCTTGGTTCAGGTCGATATCGTTGAAGACGTATTCTTGAACTGTGCAAGGCAGTCGCTGCACAGAGCCGTTGTAAAAGTTAAAGCCTGTCTTAGAAGCAAAAAACACGCCGCTTGGAGAGTTTGCCGCAGCATTTGGTGACAGTAAGCCAGCGCCTTCATTCACCAAGTTAACGGCAAAGGTAAGGGGTGGGCCAATAAAGGTCATCGAATAAAGTGACGTGTCGGTCCATATCAGTATTTCTTGCCGAGACTTTAAGCCGCCGACAATAAAAGAACCGGAAGATAACCGAACGTCACCCGCGCTGTTTGTTGTAGTTGGCTCAAAATCAAGCTCATCCTCTGCTGACGAGAAGGCAACAAGCATGGGGTCAATCGCGCCCGTTCTTGCTCCGCCAGAAACAGGATCAGCACCCAAAACCACAAGATGACGGTCTGTCTCCGACGTAATAACCTGCAACCCAACAGTCGGAACCTGCCTAGCGCCTGATCGACCTGCCAAGCTCACAGCTCTAACGGATACGCCTGAATTTTCAATCCACTCGTAAATACCAGCGCCGCGAGGGTTGATGATCAGGTTCTCGCCGAAATTATCGTGCGTCCAAATCCTTAACTGGTTAACCGAAGAGATTGTTGACGCAGAACCCCAGCCGCCAGCACCCCATGTTCCAACACCCCAGCCACTGCTGTTAACGTAAGTGTCGAGACCTACATTAATTTGATAAGTGCCAACGGTGCTCGAACCGCCGTTTCCAGTATCCGAAGAGTTTGCAACAACCGTGTCGCCGCTAGTGTCTTTTGCGGTTATCTGATAAGCGTCTGCGGTTGTGACAAGCAGTATTTGGTATTCTTGGTTCAAGACGGTAGCGGTAATAACACCGCCTAAAGTCGCCGCGCCGCTAAACGTAACAAAATCATTTGTTACAGCGCCATGCCCTGTGTCGGCAATCGTTATTATTGATGAGCCGTCGGTCGCTGCAAATGTAACGTCGCCTGCGGAAGTCGTCGATCTAATAGGGGTAACGTCGTTGTAAGCGTCACCCTCCTCTATGTAATATTTCCAAGTAGTCCCAAGCCCTAAGAATTTGGTTCCGCCAAGAGAAATCCAAGAATGAAGTGCGCGACAGATTCCGAGAAAGTATTGACCGCCAAGCTGCGCCCAGCCGCCAATTTTCTCGACCCTACCTTTGCGGAATCGTATTAGGTTGCCATCGACCCAGCCGCCTTTAGCGCTGTAGTCGGTAGCCTCCTTGTTGATTCCGGGCTGAAAATCTATTTCTTGTAAAGGCATTCGCCATTACGCCAATCTGATAATAGCGCCAGTCGCAGTTGGTGCCGGGAAAACCACCGTAAAATCACCTGCGGTACTGGTTTTATCGCCGCCGAAATCAATGGCTGCAACGGCTTTATCACCTTGCGTGTCGTTGTATATCAGACAGCCTCTCGCAGTCACGGTTGCTGTGCTGAAGGTGAGATCGTTAAAATCTACACATCCAACCCCGTTTGTAGCGAAAGGCGTTACGTTTGTTAACGCAGATCCGCCAGCAGTGTAATTCGTCCCAGAGGCTTGCCCAGTGGTGACATAAACCGTAGTCCCTGCCCCAAGAGTCGCGCTAGACGTGTAAAGTGCTAACTTAAATGAGTTAGCGCCGTTGGTAAAATTATGAGTCCCAACAAGCAACTGTTGCTTAAAACTTGTACAAATTGCAGATGTGATAGCCATTGTCACAGCTCCTTGATAATGTTCGCCATTGCCTCGTGACCTTGCTGGCGAAGCTTGTTTGTAATAGTCACGCGGTCTGATCGGATAGAGTTCTTCATTCCTTGCAATATTACTTGATAAACGTGGCTTCTGAAAGCCTCGGCTTGCTGCCGAATATGAGGTGCTGCAGTCTCGCTAATGCCCACAATTTTGTTAGTGACTTGCTCCGCCCAAAATTCAGGGTCATGCCCCTTGTTTTGGGTCGTCGCAACCATGACGTTTCCTAGCTGAAAACCAATATCGTCTTTCATCATCCTTTGTACGGCTCCGGCGCTCTTGGTAGGTCTACAGTTTCCAAGTTATGTTTCTCGACCATCTCGGCCATCATAGACTTTTGGAAGACATGCCACTCACCATCTTGGGCGATAGTAACCAAAGGATCGTCAAGACGGTGATAACCATAAAGGCGTTCAGCCGCACCAACATTGCTGTCGAGCAGCGTTGATCTTGGCGACGTGCCAATGCCAATGTTATTTTCCATGCACTTGCTAATCCAAAATTCAACGCAAGCGCGGCCAGCTTCGGCAAAATGAATGTTATGCGCGTAGCTAAAATCTAAACCAAACAGATCGATGTGACCGACTCGGTTCCAGTAAGCAAAGCCAAAAGCGTAGGCAACTGTTGTATTGAAGTAAGCGCACTTAGCGTCACCCATGACCTCAGCCAAAGGGTATTCAACCAAAGCAGGTACTCGATCATCGAGTTCGCAAGTGTAAATCGGCTTGTCAAAAGTTGGCAGTAATCGACGCATCACGTCTGTTTGATTACCCGCATCTTGAGTGTCTAAGTAACGGCTTGCCGGGTCCATCATGAAAACTCGATCACACGCATAAACCGATAAGGCGCTGTTAATAACCCAGACCTCATCCCACTGCTTGCTGTTTTCCATCCCAATAACAAAGTCAATCTGGCTTGCGCCTAGACCGATCAATGCTACTCTTTTTCCTCGAAGACTCTCAATCCTCTCCATCAACTCACCCCTGTCCGTAGTAGATCATAGCGATACTCATCTCGCGTATCACGACCTTCGGACAGGTTTTTCATTCTTCCGATTGCTGCCATGAAACGCTGTTCCATGTTGGCAATCACATCAGGAGTTTCTTTCAAGAAGATGGCAGCTTCGGCCAACGTGCCATACAGCAAAGCATCTGGATAATCAGTGCTAAGCAGTGTGGTTCCGCTGTCTGCGCCAGAAGTGAGTGAGGCAGGTTCATGCAAATAATGCAGCTCTACGCTGTAATTTGCATCAGGAACCGGCGACAGCTCAAATGCTGCGTCGTCAAAATTACTGTAATACTTTGGGCGACCTCTGCTAGAGACTGAGGGGTCATATTCCTTCAAGAACGACGGATGCTTTAATAGCAAATAGTAGTACGTCCCATTGTCAATGACCGCCAGCGAAAACGGCGAGTAAAAATCAGATGGCGTTGCCAAGAACCGATTGTTCTGCGAAGTCGTCGCTGTCACATTCTTACGCTGCTCAGATAGCTGAACAAGCTTAAAGATGCGAGTCTCTGCCTCCTGAATAAACGTGTTTAAGTTATTGTTGAAAGTCGTTTCATCAACCTGCAAATAGTCCTGAACGGCGGTCTTCAAAGTCGCTAAAGTAAAACTCATGATGTGGTTACCTCCACAGTTCCAACATTACAGGATATTGCAAATGTTTGCAATTGTGTGCCGAGAATACCATCGCCGGAATTGGTGTAGACCGTAAAGAAATTATTATCGTCTGCCTGATCCGGTCTAGGGTCTTTTAAAGCCTGTGGATCAACAGGTGTAGGTTTGAGCATCAACTGAGGATGCTTTGGCGACCACTGATCTGGCCCGACCAAATAACCATCCCAAGTCTTTTTCATATCGCGCAAACGGTATCTGAAACCTGAAATGTCACAGATGCCGTAAGCATTTTTGTTCGATGCAAAGGCCACGGCTAAGCGATGTTATAGCTGCGTAAATCAGGAGCGATCCTAAAGCTTGCTCGCTCCTCGTCTTGACTTAACGCCCTTGTAAACTCTTCGTCGTAAAGCTGCTTGAGCATTTGAACCTTCTCAGGAGCTTTTTTGAGAGCCAGATAATAAGACAAACCAGCCGTCAGGCAGGGGTAAAACCGAAAAGGCATCTGCAAGGAATTAGCACCGCCACCAGCATCATCCATTCGAGTCAGGACGTTAACATACAGCGTATAGGTGCTGTTTTTGTCAGGCTGTGGCCAAACCGTTACGGTTGGAGACAACTGCTTGTCAACAAAGAACTGGTTAGGCTTGCCTGTCGTTGTCTTAGTCGCTAGGTGCGAGTATTCCGCCCGACTCATCCTGCTTAACGGAATGTCAGTATTAGTGCCCTGAAACTCTTCTCGGACAAAAACATCAAGCACGTCAATTGCCGCTGTTGAGTCTGTTGGATCAAGATTGTAAGTGATCGTTCCAGTCAGCATCGGAATTGCGTTTTGCTTAATTGTCCACTGATTTAAACCACGGTTAGCCCACTCAGCCAGCATTAGGTTGAGCGAGCGTGTAGCAGTTCGCAAATCATAACCAGTACGCAACTCGATTCCGCATCTTTCAAACGCTTCTTCGATATACTCGGCTACATCAGGCTCGAAACTTTTAGTTCCGCTAACAGCCATTTACTTTCTCCTTCCGCGACCTCTTCTGCCGCCGGTAGTTCTGGGACGGGGTGGTTCTTTTCTCGACTTATCACCCATCTTACCACTCTTGATGCCAAGGGCATCAATAATGCTTGCGCCCATTCCTTCAAACCGTCTCGGTCCCATTCGTTCCGCATCAGGGTTTGGCCCCATTTCTGGCGGTCTTAACCTACCACCGCCGGGAAGTCTTGGTATTCTAGGACCTCTGCCGCCACGATCTGCTTTACCTGCAAGCATCTCTTGAATTCTTTGAAGCTGATCGCGTGAAGGACCTCTTGGACCTCTTCCCGGTCCAGTTTTTACATGTCCGCGAACATTACCTCCTCTGCCGGGAGGACGTTTTTTGCCGCGAGGAGACTCGTCTCGGTCGTCAGTACCGTTCATGTCTTCATCTCGGAAGTCGTTGGTTCTCACCACGGGAGGCGCTTGCGGACCCTTTCGATCCTTGCCACCGTTTTTAAACAAATCTTTAAAATCTACTTCCAGATATTTGTCGTAAGGCGTTCGATCTCCCGCGACAATACCTGACCCACCGGACCGCATTATTTTACCGTCAGGGCGAATTATCGAACCGGTAGGGGGTGCCTCACCCGCAAGAAATCCGGGTCCGCTCATGCCAACTGGTTTAGCAGCTCCGCCCATTTGCTTCTTAGTTACTCTGCCGTATAAACCAGAGTTGCCGTTATTCTTTTTCATCGTCAAAATCCTCTTCGTTCGTTTCGGCATATAGGTTGTCGAAAACTTGGTTCACATCTAGGGTGTAGTCTAAATCAGATTTGCTGTAATGAATATGCTGGCTAGGCTTAAAGTCTGGCGCACCATCTCCCGTTTCAAACCATGCAGGGTGTGTGACCCGTACACGATTATTAGGCAATGCGACGATATTACCGGTCCATTTGCCTGCATCAAGCAACTCTAAAACATGCGACTGTTTATGTTGGGCAGGGTCATCAGCAATTTCATTTTCTGAATAAT